TGAGTTGCACTACTTGCACCAAAAACCTGTCCCGCTACCGGAGGCGCAGCATTCGAGACATTGACGGATGCGCCGGTGGTGGCGAAATCAGTGGCGAGTCCTTGCGCGCCAGGCTGCTGGTGCTGCGTTAAATCAGCCACCTTTCACGCTCTTACGGATTGCCGGTAGTGATGGCAAAGCTGGTGATCGTGACATTCACTCCTGACGTGATGGACAGGGAGTTAAGGATCAGCGGAGTGCCGCTAGTCCCTGCTGCCATATCCATAACAAACGTTCCTCCTGAGGTCTTGAGACGTGCCCAACTTGCCGTGCCGGTAGCTATGGCAGCAGTTGCAGATGGCAATGTAGGACTCAGAACACCAGCAGATGCAGACGGTGCAAATGGAGTACCCATTGTAAAGTTTACAAGTGGAGTTGTAGCAGTCCCGCCTGATGCTGGCTGAGTACCGCTATAAATTGTCAAAACGCCTGCGTTACCAGTTGCGGTAGTGATAGCGTCAAGACGGGCATTGCGAAGTGTTGTTGAATATCCTGCGGCCATGTCATTCTCCTTTAATTAAAATTCCAAGAACTAAGTATTCGGTTTGATTTCCACATTGTTTATCTTCCATATAGCAAATTCACGAAGAATACTAACCGGCCTACCTTCAGCAATATTACATTTAAACCAAAAGCAGTTCATTGCAAATTACAATTGCTGTCAATCATTTATGTTCGCACTTGCTGAAGCCAAAGCCTTTTTGCGGCATTATATTCGGATCATCGCTACGCTGCCATGTATCGCGCACCGTGACCGGAATAAGGATGCTCCGGCAATTGAAATGGTTGGGTGGGCGGAAAGTTGACCATACCTCGTCATCTATGCCGAAGGTCTCACCATTTAGCTGAGAGCATATTTCAGTGGTACGGTCATCCAATATGGCGCTGTATTCAAGCGCCTCGACAAATCCATCCAATGCGGGGTCGCTGAAATAACTGTAGCGCGCCTCATTGATAGCTTCGAAAGATACGGTGCGAATGGCAGTATTGATACGGGCTGATGCATTCTTGACCGTGGATGCACCCAAAGCCTCGACTACCGCTTCTTCTGTCACCAATCCATCCGCTTCCAATGCCTTGTATATGGCTTGCTTCGTCTCCGCCCCGGTCTTGCTCACCTTCACGCCTTCCATCAGGATATTGCGGATAATCTTTTGCGTTGCCCCGCTGATGTCACCGGCGAGCAGATAACTTTTTTGCTTGATATATTGAGCAGCCATATCCTGCAATGCCAAATCATCAGTCTTGAATACAGAGCCTTTGGCCTTCTGCAATTCCCGCTTTGCGTGAGATTCCCCGATAGCCCATGCATCCTTTAATCCGGTTGTAACGGATCCCTTCATCGCCGACATTTCGCTGGCTGTATATTGAATTTTCTGGATGTCATTCGGCTGGCCTTCTGCCGTGCCCAATTTCAGATCACCTGCCAATGCAACCATACGCGCAACACATTCGGAATTGATAATGGCAATCTGGTGAGTACAATCATCGGCAGAATTATCGGCTTTGTTTGCAATAACAGCGAAATCCACACGCTTCATTGCCTTTGAAAATGCGCTAATGCTGATATTCTGCTTGCCGATTATGGTTTCCTCGATAGGCTGCTTTGGCTTTTCAGCAGGTTTACCATCAGGCGGTACGACTGGCTTGTTCGGATCGAGCGGAGGTGGAGGCGCTACCAGTACCTCGCCCTTATCCGGGAATTCCAGCAATTCGCGCAGGTGTATCTCATCGGTATCGCTTGCCTGGACTGCTTTGCCTGTTACCAATTCTGTCCATATTTTGATGAGTTCCATCTTGCGCTTTTCACTGATCGGCTTGAACTTGAACACTGGGTAATAACTGTCCCCGAAATTGAAATCCCCCAACTCGCGGAACAGTTGCTCATTGATGGCATCCTCAAGGCGGCGGGTATCGGCCTCCAATGTCCAGAAGAATGCCTCCAATTGAGTATCTGCCTGAGCCAGTGAGCCATGTTGCCCCTGTTCTGATACGCCCAGTAGATTGGGCACTAGCAATGATTTGGCTATGCTTTTATCTTCCTGGGCTATCTTGCGCTCGAACATATCCGTCGTATGCGGGTGTTCGATATGCAAATCAACCGTGCCTGGCAGAATCATCGAAGTGATGGCCTGTATATTCGCCAGTGCCAGTTTCAGATTGGTGTGTTCAGTCGATCCATCAATTAAGGACTTTCCCTCTTTCGGTTGTGCCCAGACAAAGCCGGCAGCGAAACGCTCAAGGTGGATATTTTGAAATTTGATCGCCATATCCTTGCTGAACCAAGCCCGATAACATTCGCGCAATTCGGAGCGTCCATAATGCTTGTCATAGTCGGGATTCTGCACATAATGGATGAACTTGGTAAGGTCGATATTCTGAGAGCGCATCTCGAACTTCTGTTCGACACGCTGGATAACGCCGTATTCGTCCACATGAAAGAAAAATGTATCGCATGGCTTGACTTCCAAACGATTCAGTCCCACCCATGATTTGCCTTGATATTCTATAAGCTGATGGATCTTCTCAGTCATCGAGAAGCCGTTGTAAGCAGCCGACATAATGCCATTCAGGCCATCAGAAAATGAGCCTTGCAGATTGTTGATAATGGCATCGAACAAAGCCTCGCGGAATTCATTTTCTGCATCAGGCAATTCCTCATGTTCGCATTCGAAGTAATACTGGCGGGACGTGATGGCATCGCGGCGGAAACGGACAACGGCCTTTACCTGTTCGTCCTGCATCATCTTGCCGTATACCGCATAACCCTTTCGGCCTATCAAACTGTCGGGATTATATTTTGGGAAGTCAGAGCCAACATAAAGCGATGATTCAGACCATGCGATCTCATTTGTCTTTGGCGCTGGCTGCGATGTTTTTTTGGCAAAACGTGCGAACGGATTGAACATTACCAGTCCCCCTTCGATGCTTCGGATTGTGCGCCGGTATAGATTGTTCCTATTGTACCCGGCATATTTGGTGTTTGTGTGGCGAAAATGAGGGCACAACTATCCGCCCGGTCGGGCGATACTATCCCGCGCATCATCATTGCCTTTTTGGTTTCAAGTTCTTCAACACGTTCCGTGCCGGGAATCGTGCGCACAGAACACATCTGCGCGGTGAAATCATCCCAATCCCCAACGATTCCGGATTCTTCATCCAAGAAATCCTCGGCAAACGATATTCGCTTGTCCCTGAAAGCATCGCGCATCACGATGTAGGATTGAGTTCTACGGTTCCGCCATTGTTTGATGTCATCGGATGCCTCGCCGCCCTTATAGGTGATGATCGGTAAGCCTTCCTGCATCAGATAACCGGCTGTGCCTGCGCCCACACCAAGACTATCGACAACGATATCATCGCCATTCGAAGGCAATCCGCCAAATCTGATAAACATATCGCGGGCAGCTTTCGCGGCAAGTATCGGGGATTCGCTAGAGGGGAACGAGTGCTGCTCTTGCTTGATGACCTGATAGTAATCCTGTCCAAATATACGCGCTGCCGTGATAACCGTAAAATTCAATCCGCCATCTGCAACGTCAACCGTGATACGAAGGCGAGATAGATTGCCAAATCCTACATCTTCACGGCCAAGGGCATCCGCTATCCAGGCGTATGGGATGAGTTGCGATTCATCGCTATCGGCAAACTCACCGTAACACCTGACTTTGACAACAGGAGAATTCCGCCCGTATTTGTCCACCATGCGTTGCACCCATTCATGGCTAACTCGCGTTGTCTTGGCGAGGTCAACGTGTACCTGGAAATAATGTTTTGCAACTTTGGGGATGCAATGGCTGGCATGGAAAGTTCCTTGGTTTTTAGTGGGATTGCCTATCAGCACCAGTATGACAATGATACCCGTTGATAATGCACCTTCAATTGCCGGATACATATGTTCGTTAACGCCTGATGCTTCATCTACCAGAAACATCATGTAATCATCATGATGACCAGCAATATTTGTTGATTGTGCTGCTGTTTCGGCTAATGCCACCCAATCTTCATCGTTGTGCCAGGTGATCTTTAGGGAATCTACCTTGATTGCATCTGAATATGGCTTTCCTGCGCGTTGGAGTATTTTCCTGAAAGCGGGCCATAGTCTAGTCTTTAATTGATTTTCTTTGGGTGCTGTGCAGATGATACGCCCGCGAAATGCATTGTTGAACCAGTGCATGATCGAGGCCATCCAGAACGTCTTGCCGGGGCCGTGCATCGCCCGGATGGTGAACATGGTCTTGCCATCGTGATTGTATTTCGTCGGCAATCCATTCTTGAACCGATAGACATCTGCTATGGCTTCGGTAGATTCATTCTGCCAGATGTCTAAATCCCAACCCTTGCCTTTGAGATTGAGCACATCCTGCATGAACCATAAGGGGTCGGTTCGCACCCGCTGAAGCTGGTTGACCTCTTCCAGCATGGCGAGGGCTTCATTCACTGGCAGCCTTCTTCAAAAGTATCTGCAGTTGATTGGTTTCATCGGGCGATAGATTGCGCAAGGTTGCAGGATTAAAAAAGTTTACTGCACCTTCTGAACCTGAGAGTTCAACACCTTGAACAGCTTTACCATCAAGACGATTAGCAAGCTCCTTGATCGCCCACTCTTCGCCCTCGGCTGCCAATGCGATTAGCCTGTCGGCCGCAAGCCTTAACCGTCTGCGCCCTTCTGGTAAAGTAGTTTCTTCCTGCGCAATGATAAGCCGCAAGGTGTTAAGGAACATCTTGCCCTTCGATCCATTCTTGTTACCAAGAGGTGCGCCGGCTGGCATATTAGCTTAATTATTAGTCATTTGACGGCTAAAGTATAAGGCATAATAGGATTTAAATGCAAATATCCCCGAACTTTGGTAGTGGTTCAGTTTGAAATTCCGTCTGATAGAACTCTAGCCATGCTTATGCTATCTTATCCGCATGACTACCAAAACAAGCAAGCGTAAAGATTTTACACAGGTTGCCTTCAACATAGTGCAGCAGGCTACTGGTGAGATCGAACCCACGCCAGAACTCACAGGCAAGAAAGCCGATAGCTCCAAAGGCGGAAAGAAGGGCGGCAAGGCGCGAGCCGATAAGCTCACCCCTGAGCAGCGGTCAGATATTGCTAAGAAGGCTGCAACCGTTCGTTGGAAGAAGCCAGATCAACAGTAAGAGCTAGAGCTAAATTTTCCCCTTTCTTTGGAAAGGCGCGATAAAAATTTTGTTTGAATGAATCCCAATTGTCGGCAGCACGCATAAATCCAATGGTTGCGTACATGTGCTGTGCCAATGCTGGATTCCCAATATCTTCTGTAAGCCACTGGAAATGCTTCGCCTTGCGCCTACCTTTAGTATCTATTGGATTGCGCTTTCTAAGTTCTTCTAATACACCCTCGCCAAGTCTGTCATAAATCAAATCATTAATATATTTACCTACAACACTTGGACGGCGACTTGTTCCTTTCCATTTCCACCGTTTTAAGCGGAATAGTTCTTGGAAAAATTCATCAGGAAAAGTCTTAACCCATGCAGCTAGTTCCTTTCGTAAAAACCTATCCAAAAAAGCCTGAAGCGCATCACGTGCACGAATATTTTGATAGCCGGTTGCCTCATCCACCAGTCCAATAATGCCGAGTGCGGCAAATCCATGTTGCAATATCTCTGCGCGTTGCGCTAGATGTTTTAGCCGCTTATCAAGAACCCCTTTTTGATCGGCTTTTATCAACACCGAACATATATCTGGAAGAATTGTTGCCTCACTCCCATTCGCTGGATTTCCACCATGAGGCGGCATAAATCTAATTGTAGTATTTGCGCGTGCGATTAAGTCATTAATTATAATGCCTTTATTATGCAATCTCATTAATAAAGACTCAATTTTACGCACGCCGCCTTGACCACCACCTTTTGATAATCCTAAAGCCGAAAGAAGACCGCTTTGTGAAAGTACGCGGGTTTCATCTGGGAGCACATAACATTGAATCTCTATCTCCCCAATGCGAAGTCGCTTGTGCTTGACCTCAAGAACCTCTTTCTATACAGTTTGTCATACATGACAACTAGAGGGGCTTGCCATGAGAATATATTGGAATGTTGGGTTTCCGGGATGGCGTATTGCTTCCCAATTAGGATGCCCGATAAAAATTAAAGTTGACGTTTGCCGTGACGAAGAAGCTAGGGTGTATTTTGCCACTAGTGATGCTATAGGTTTGGCTGTTGAATCTGAGAGTTTGGATGGTTTAATTAAAGAAATTCATGCCGCCATTCCTGTTTTGTTAGAAATTTCCCATTCTTCGCTGCATGAACCAAAAGCAGATATTCGTTTGCATGATAATCTATTGGCTGCATGAATGGGTATGAAGCACAGCTAAAGAAATTACTTAGCGATCATGGCTGGTATTTCGACAGAAATGGTAAAGGTTCTCATGAAATTTGGGTAAAAAAAGGTTGTATTCCCCAAACCATTCCAAAAGCCTGTAAATCACGCCATTTGGCTAACGCAATTCTTAAGCAGTGCAAAATTAATCATAAGTTCTAAGAAATATAATTAACCCGCTTTGGCGGGTTTTTCATGTCCACGTTACGTTTCCGTAAGATGTTCACAATTCCCCACCTATGTAACAATTTGTTACGCGCAAATTATTTAATTTCAACCTGAACCACTACCAAAGCGTTCAAATATTCGTTTATTTCGATCAGCATATAATTCCCTGATGTTCATAAGTTCACCTAAAAAGGATTGCTAATAGAATAATGTTTATCCGGTATGGTGACGTGCCTAGCCATCCTGAGCAAACAAGATGACCTTCAGCAAGTATCCGTATATGGAGCCTCGCGCCCGCCAGCCTTTCGATGTAGGGTGCTGGCTTCGCCGCCCTTTTCGGTGTTTCACATCTATCCCGCAGTACCGTTTCTTCCCAACATGCTGCCGTTACCCGACCATGTTGGTGCCATGATCGTTTAACTAATTTCGTGTGCTTCGTAATCTGCTTTCCAAATCTGTCTATCCCAATCCTCTCTGCTTGGAATTTCTAAATTGCTCGCTTTACAAAACCAACAGCGGACTGCAAAAACTAGGTCTACCGCATTTTTTGATTTTATTTCTCTATCACCGACATTGCCTTGTTTTTCAATATCCCATTCAGAATATATCGCAAATCCTGAAATGCTCGGAGCACTTTTCCCAACGATATGTATAATCGTAAAATCCTTTTCTTTCCATGCTCTCGATAATGTGATACTTTGCCCTTTATCAATTTGTTTTCCGGCTTGCTTTGTCTCCAATACCAGAAAATGACCATTCCGTTCTATAACCGCATCAAAATCCATCGGCATAATCTTTGTGCCAACGAATGATTGAGCAAGAATGTCCCAATCAAATTCTCCGTCGAATGCCGCTGGCAACCATTCTTCAAATCTCTTCCGTGAATGGATCATGCTTCCACCATCACGAATCCATGACGTGAAAATTCGGCAATAAATTTACCAGTATTCATACCGAAGTAGAAAAAACACTGTCCATTTGTTGGGCTTGATTTTCTGCCGTCGAGCTTGATGAAATTGATCCGCCCAGAAGTAAAACAAACAGCACTGGCACATTTCGCCGCATTGTGCCACCAGCTTGTATCGGTATTGTTGTTGGTAAGAATGACTGCCTGACTAATATCGCCAGCCTGATAGCCATTAATAATCTTGTCGATGAAACGATTGATAACTAGTGCGGTATAGGGTGGATTTAGCCAGACGTTGCCTTTCCATTCCTGCTTCAGTCCATCTGTTTCCGAAGTGAAATATTTGTCAGCTTTAACAATCTGCTGCGCCATTTCATTGCTCGCTGGATCGAGATCAATACTGCCCATCACTAAGCGCGCAGATTCGATGTATTCAGATGGGGTATAACTTTCCTCGTCTCCGGTATGTAGTTGTGCAATAACTCCATTCTTTTCCAACCGAAGCATATAAGCCGTTGTGACTTCTCCCGCTGTTTCTTTAGCTGCTGCAACCGCAGCCTCAAATTTATCATCCGAGACTGCGGCAAGTTTTTGCCAACGTGATGATTGTGTCTTACTGATTTCACTGGGTAGCACGCTGCTACCCTGATTAAATCCTTTGCGTAAATCCATCTCTGCCAACATCTGCCCTGCTTTCCGCTCTGCCCTGACCTTGATTTCTGTAGCCCATTCCACCATTGCAGTGTCTTTAGCTTGTCTCGCATAGGCTGCCATCGCTTGTGCTTTGTCTCTAATGTCCTTTACTTCATCTATTTCGACTGCTTGTTGAAGTGCATACCTGGCAGCATCATATTTTGTTAATTCATTTTTCAAAAGAAAAGCCCCTGGGTCGTTAAACCGAGGGGCTTTGTGTCCCGTTCGGCTCGGTGGGCGGCAACCCATTCGAGCCGTTGCCGAGACATTTGTG